CGTTTTCAGTAAAATTAATGAGAGGGTATGCTTCAGAATGGCTTTCATACTCTAAGTCTTCAACCACCTTTGATATATTAGGGGCTTTTATATCTTTTAGGGGCTCGTATTCAGTAACTTCCATTTCAACTTGAACTGCAAGTTTTCCATCTTTAAGTACTGCTAAAGATGTTGCCTTTTTTAAGTCATCTAGTATGTCATATATACGGATAGTATCTGACCCTGGTAACTCTTCATGAGAATCTTTAATAGATGCAAGTCTATACGTATCAGTAAATCCAACATACTTTCCAGCAACTATCAGTCCTTTAAGTTCTCCAGACTTTGCAATACTTGCAAAATGATTTAAAATTTTTATATCATCTTTTCTTAAAACTAGAACTTGTTTCCCTTCATTTTTAGAATTGTATTCGATTATATTCATTTCTTCTCCTTCCAGTCCATTTTTAATCTCCTACATACTCCCCGTATCTATGAGAAATTAAACATGGCATTTGTGCAGTTTCTTCAGGTGCTTTCAAATCAATGAAATTTAAAACTGTCGCATATCCCCTTGCCAATCTTACATCTATGATAAAATCATTTCCTTTTATAATTAATCCAGGATCTATAAGTTCTCGTGTTGGATCATAGTCTATATTGGCTGCACACTTATAGAAGTTGTAAGTATCTATTCTATATTTGCCTTTAATAAAAACCTCTGTTACATCAGCATAACTTCTATTATTATTTTGAAGTTCACTCAACACGAAATTTAGTAAATTAATAGTGATCATATTTCCTCCTTGAATTTTTAATGAATTCGAGATATAATCTAGGTGAAATATTACCTAGATATTTTCTCTTAAACATCTGATTTGGTTTGGTCGCCTGGTTCAGATGTTTTTTCTTTTTTATAGCTTTTTCCATTCAGAAAATTTAACCAATGAGCTTTTATAATTAAGTAAGCTCCTCTTTCATTCTCTTCATTTTTCTTTTTGTAGATGCAGCCAGGAACTTCATTAGCTCTTATCAAAGAGTAGACATCATCTTTGTTAAGTTCTCCATCAGATAAGGCTACTGCTTCATCTACTGTTATTTTGTAATTTGCCATAATTCCACCTTTCAATTATTAAGTTTTATTAACTGCTCTATTATGTTCATACATTCATTTTCAACAAAAGCTAAATTGTTACAAGGATCATTATGAATATGATTTGTATCGAAACCTATATAATAAACACCATCTTTGAATCTGTATCCGCTATATGACAATCCGCCATGACAGTCAATATTATCTAAATCATCATAATGTTGTTCATAGTAAATATGATTTTTAGGTACTTCTACATACCCACAGTACCAGTTATAACGTCCATCATCTGTGTGAGTAATTACATAACTGGATCCTTTAAAAATTCCCACTTTCATAATTTCTAAATTCATTTTTTTATCCTCCTTCAAAATAAATCTCCAAAGTCATATAGCTCTACATATTTGCAGTAGAACTTCCAGATTAAATTGATTAACCATTTTGCCTTATATTTAATTACATCTTTTGTTGTAGCTTCCATCTATTCAATCATTTTCTCCCTCCCATATTTCTAATATTTCTATTATTTTTAGAGCTCTTTTTAAGCTCAATCCTTTTAACTCTGCTCTACCCCAATATTTATCCAAGATTTTGTTATTTAGCATTTTTTCCTCCTATTTTCCGCAGTACCAAAATTGATCCTTGAAACCTTTTATAACTTCAATTCCTAAGAATCCAAAGCCATTAGTTCCTTGACTACACCATTGTTTTTCGTACTCATTAACTTCATCTATAGTTCCGACAAAGTCATAACTGTCCCAGCTTCCATCTCTGTCGCAAGCACTAAGCTGATTAATCCCGAATAGCTCTTTAAAAGCAATCGGTCTACTAGCTTTGTGCCTGAAAATTCCAAATATATTTTTTATTTTTTTCATTTTCATATCCTCCTTTAATGCTTCATACCAGCATAAATTTTTTCTAAATTTTCTAATGCTACATCTCTCATTTCATGTTTACTAACCGCCAAAACATCTTTGATATTTGAGTACCAAATTTCAGCTATTTTCTTATCAGAATAGTGGTTGTAGTCAATTCCTAAAAAGTCCATTTGCATTTTTTGGCTTAATACCACTAATCCGAATATTATTCTTGCTTCATGATTTTTAAAATATAAATCTTCCATTTTTTCTTCTCTCCTTATTTTGTGTTATAATCATCTCTAAGGAGGTGATTATAATGTCTTTTGACTTTGACAAAATTAATGATGATGCTTTCAAAAGATTGTCTGATACCTTTTCATTAGAAAGAGCAGGAGAGATTATAAATAATGAGATTTTTGCTTTCTTCTGTTCTAATAAATATCCATCTTCCATACAAACTATTGATTTTAAAGATATATTTGAAGATGATATTTTAATTCATCATGAAACAGGTAAAAGATGTATTGTTGTTGATGTAAAGCCTTTGAAAAGAGCAGTTATTGCTAAATATGAAACTGAAACTCAAAGAGCTAGAGAACAACAAAAAATAAATAATATTTCTATCGGCTCAATAAGTGGATCTGCTATAATTGGTAATCAGCAATTTGCAATTATTGATAATTCTTCTATCTCTAATCTAAAAGAAATTATTTCTAATAAAGTTCAAGATAAGGAATTATTAGAAAAACTTTTAAATCGTATTGAAATAATAATTGAAGATAATCAACCAATTAGCAAAGGAACATTTTCAAAGTTTGCTGATATTTTTAGAAAATATCCTGATGTTTTTAATGCTGTTGGTGCAATAATAACAAAATGGATATCTTCTACAAATTAGTTATTTTTAAAGACTCTATATCGATAAAAGTTATTGTTATGGAGTCTTTTGCTCTTTCTCCACTGTTAATACTAGATATTTCTACTTCTATAACTCCATTTAACTCTTTTCCATCTATAAGAATTTTTATAGGTTTTCCATCTTTTCTTTGTATTTCAAATGAATGTCTTTCCATACTCCTCCTTTCTTTTTTTGTTTCATATTTGGGACTAATTAACTAAAAAAAATTTCTTTAACATTTTCAATTTCTAAGATTTCTATCAGTTTTTTAGCTTCATCAATATCGAATTTTGCTCTTCCATTTAATTTTGCATTAAAAGATTGAACCGATAAATTAAGTTTTTTAGCTAGATCTATCTGTGTTTTTCCTTTTTCAGCAATTTTCCCTTTTAATTTTAATATATCCAAATTATCACCTCCATTTTGTCCCTTATATGAAACAAGTATAAACTATAATTTTTATTTTGTCAACCCATTTTTGAAACTTTTTTTTATTTTTTTTAAATTTTTGTTGCAAATATGAAAAATTAATTATATAATTAATTATAAAATTTATATAAGGAGGTAGTAAAATGCCTTATGAAATAAAAGATATAGTAAAAATTATAAAAAATAAGAGAGATGAGTTAAATTTATCTTTGAGAGATTTATCTTCGAAAACTGGAATAAGTTCTTCTACACTACAAAGATATGAAACAATGGAAACTAATATGCCTATTGATAAATTTCAAATAATATGTGATGTTTTAGGTTTAGAAGCTGATAAATTATTATCAAATAAAAATTATAAACCTGAAGAAAAAGAAAATAATATTTTTTCTCAACTAACAAATGAAGAACTAGCGAAATTAGAAAAATTTAAAAATATGTCAACAGTTATGTTTATGAATGAAGGGAACGATATTTCTGATGAAGATAAAGAAACTCTAGCAACAGCTTATGCAGAAGTATTAATTTCACAAAGGAAGAAGTGATGCGTAATGACTACAAAGTCTATAATAAATGCTGCTCTAAAACTTCGTAAAGAATATGGTAATATATACAATTTAATAAAAGATAAAGGAATTATATTAAAATATGTAGATTTAGATAGTAGTATTAGGGGTTTATCGGTTGATAATGTTATTTTTATTAATTCAAGTATTTCAAATTTTGAAAAAGATTTTGTCATAGCTCATGAGATAGGACATTATATATTTCATGATGATTCTATAAGACAATTTAGTAAGATTGAAGCTTTTAAAGGCTCAAGAGAAGAAACACAAGCAAATTTATTTGCTACTATATTTTTACAAGCTAAATATAAAGATTGTGATAATGATAATGATAATGAGATCCAGAAGATCATTAATTATGTTTGGTGCAATTACTTAAATTTATATAAATAAAAAAAATACCCCAGCAGTGATACTGCGAATATCACTATAGGGGCTAAAAAGAGTGGTTATATCTTTTTGGTTCGTAACTAGATTATAACACACTCTATTTAAGTACGTCAAATTAAAAGGAGTGTGATTTTTTTATGAGAGCAGCAAACGGAATGGGAACTGTTTCAAAACTTTCAGGAAAGAGAAGAAAGCCATGGCTTTTGAGAGATAATAAAAGATTTAATGAAGAAACAGGAAAATTTGAAAGATTGGCTCTGGGTGTATTTGAAACTAAGAAAGAAGCCGAGACATACCGAATAGCATATTTTACAAATAACTTAGATATGCTAAAAAAGACAGATATAAAAATACATAAGAAAAAAGAGAAAAGTATAACTTTTGAGCAAGTATATAAATTATGGCTCAAAGATAAAGATGTAAACAAAGGGACTTTAAGTAACTATGAAACACAATTTAAAAGAAGTAAAAAACTACATAAAATGGAAATGAAAGAGATCAATGGTATTTTGCTTCAGGATATATTTTATAGCTTAGATCTAACCAATAGCACTTTGAGAGTTTTAAAAAGCTTCTGGAGTATGATTTTTGATTTTGCTATTTTAAATGATATGTGCAGCAAGAATTATGCTAAGTATTTAAAAACTAAAACTGTTGAAAAAGGTAATAAAACAAGTGATAGAGAAAGAGTTATTACTCAAGAAGAATTAGAAGTTTTATGGGATAATCTTAACAATAATGAAGCCAACAAACATGGAATAATAGATATGGTTTTGATTCTGTGTTATACAGGGCTTAGAATAAGTGAGTTATTAAGAGTAAAAAGAAAAGATGTATATTTGAATGAGTATTATTTTGAAGTAGAAAAATCTAAGAGTAAAGCTGGAGTCAGAAAAGTTCCTATCGCAGATAAAATTTTAGATTTATTTAGAGCTAGATATTTCAGTAAAGATAAATATTTATGGCAAAGATTAGATGGGCTTGAATATGATTACGATTCTTTTGATAATCATTTCAGGATATTGTTTAGAGATCTGGGATTGTCTTATCATAGTTTACATGATACTAGACATACATTTGCAAGCCTATTATCTGATAATGTAGCTGACAAAGATGCCATCATTAAAATCATTGGTCACTCAAATTATAAGACTACATCTGATGTCTATATTCATAAAGAAATTAAGAGATTAAAGAAAGTAGTTGATGAAATAAAATAACACCTAAAAACTGTTAAAATCGACTTAGTTAAAATTAGATTAAATTTAATGGTAACAAAATGGAAACAAAAAAATATCATACCAACAAAAAAGCCCTCAACTTTTTGCAAGTTCGGGCTTTTTTGTAGAAATTAAACTATAATTAAGGAAACGATACAAGATAAATATAACATTATTTAATTATTTTGTCAACAACTTTTTTGATTTTTTAATAAAATTTTTTATAAAGTAATTTTTTTAACATTGTTATCTCACAGAATTATATTGATATATATAAGTTTTTAATAAAATTTCTTTTAAAGAATTAGAATAATTTTTTTCTTCATTTTTCAAATATTATTACTATAATAAAATTTTTAATATCAAATTTTTCTAATCTATAATTCTTTTTTATTTTTTCTAAAAACTAAAAATACTATAACTATAATAGCCATATTATTAATTATATAAGTGATATCTGCACCAATATATGATGACAGATAACCTGCATACAAAACTCCCAAAGGAATCAATCCACCTGAAAAAAATGATAATAATGAGAAAAAACGACTTTGATATTTAATTTCAACATTCTTTTGAAATGAGGATATTAATGGAACATTTACAAGAGTAGTTATTATTCCAATAAAAAATTGAAAAAATATAAATATCACAAAATATATATAATGGTTATATTTAAACAATACTATGGATAAGAAACCTAATAAACACATCAGTAAACTATTTAATATAAACAATAATTTTAATTTCTGAAGAAATTTAAATTTCTCATTATAATAAATAAAAATTCCTGCAAAGACGCTCCCTACTCCATAAGCAGTAGCTGAAAATCCAAATAACTTTTCTGATATTTTATATTTTTGAATTAATATTCCAGGATTAATTATTTCATCATTATTAGCTATAAAAAAATTTAAAAACATAACTAATATAAAGAAATTAAAAACAATTTTATTATTTTTTATGTAAATTATTCCCTCTTTAAAGTCTTTAATGAAATTAGAATCTTCTTTGACTAAATTACTATCTTTCTCATATTTTATTAATAATTCTTGTAAAAAAGAGAAAAAATAAGCTAATGACACTATTAACAAAATAAAATCAAAATCAAATGTTGAAAATAGATATGTTCCAATAACTGGTCCAATAATTATAGTAATATTTTCTAAAAAACTTTGTAATCCATTGTATTTTTCAAGTGTTTCAGGAGTATTGAGTTCTGAAAATATTACCTTGGAAGCTATAATAAAAAATGTTGAAATAATATTTATGAACAATGAGATAAAAAATAAAAGAATTAACGAATTAGAATTTCTAAAATATAAAAATAGAATAAAATATAAAATTGAGGTTAAGAAATCACATGTTAAAATAACATTCTTTTTATTGAATTTTTCAATTATTGTTCCAATAAAAATTGAAATAACAACAGTTGGAAGATTAACCATCGCAAAGAAGAAACCTGTTATTTTTAAATTTTGAGTAATATTTAATATATATAATGGTAAAACTATTAGATATATTGTATTACCAAATAAAGATACTGCTCTACCTAATAATAGTAATTTTATATTACTTTCCTTGCTTTGCACTTTAATCCTCCATAGATATTTTTATATTATTTTATAAATTTTTCCAAAAATAATATCCCAAGTTGTTTTAACTACTCATTTTTATAATTAGATAAGATAAAGTATATTTAAAATATTACTTATTTAATCTCAAATTTATCATCTTTTAAAATAATAGCTTGACTATTATTTATTGCAATAATATTTAAATTATCCTTATATTTTTCAACTGTTTGCTTCGCACTTTCTTCAAAGGGAAATTCATTTAAGTGAGGAACTATATAGAAATCAACTAAATTTAATCCCGAATATTCTTTTAAATCTTTTGCAATAGTTTTATCATCCATTAAATCATTATATTCTATATCTTTGGAAGTAATTATTGCTCCTGCTGATTCTCCAATATAAGTCATTCCAAAATTTACTCTATTCTTTATAAAATCAATTAAATTTTTTCTTTTTAATTCTTGTAGTAAATAGAATGTATTTCCTCCACCAACATACAAATAATTAGCTTTTTCTATTTTATTTTTAATAGTTTTTTCATCAAGTTTTGAAATTTCTAAATCTTCTACTTCCATTCCTAAATTTTTAAATACTTCTTTTCCTTCATCAACTAGAAATTTTGTTTCTTCATCTATATTAGCAGTGGGAATAAATAAAACTTTCTTTCCTTTTGTATCATTACTCATAAAATCTTTAAATATATCTTTTACTCCTGTAAAATACGAGCATAAAAATAATTTTTTCATAACTTTAACATCCTCTTTTTA